CATCTGAAAAAGATAAAATTTACTTTGATGACGAGCGGGATGAGTGAAGAAAAAAGACAACTAGAATTAGATCTTTCGTTACCAGAAGAGAGTAAAGAGGAAGAGATGTCACCAAAATTCACACCAGAAGAATTAGAAAATTCCAAAAGGATTTTTAAATCAGCTACACCAAAGTATGACCTTAGTTGGTATGTGAAATGGGCTTCTTCAATTCTTATTCTGATTGCCCTTACCATAAGAGCTGCTGATTATCCACGCATATACGATATGTGGTTTGGATTTATAGGAATGATTGGTTGGACTTATGTTGGAATTCTATGGAAAGATAGGGCGATAATCATCATGAATGTTATTAGTACAATCCTTCTGGCCATTGGTCTCTTAACACATTATAGAGGATTATTCTAATGCCAATTTACGAAATTGAGAACACCGAAACAGGTGAAATCTTTGAAGTCATGATGAAGATTGATGACAAAGATAGAATGATGAAAAAAAATCCACACTTTAGACAAGTGCCATCTGCCCCGAATTTGAATATGGGTGGCGTTGGAGATAGGGTAAAAACCGATGGTGGATTTAAAGATGTTCTATCCAGAATCGCGGATTCAAATCCAACATCAGCTCTTGCAGATGATTATGGAAAGAAAGATAAAAAATCAGTCGCTGTCCGTGACAGTATGAAACGAGTCAAAAAGAAATTAGGTTCTATCACAGACGGTTCATAATATTATGAAGAGAATGACATTATGGGGTGAAGAAGAAATACTCGATACACGCATCTGTATACACTGTGGACAAGAGAAACATGTAAATGAGATGGAGTTAGATAGACCTCATCATGCACCTAGAGGAATAGGGTATCGCAATGAATGTAAGAAATGTCGTAGACAGATTCAACAAGATATTGCACGATTAAAAAAAGAATACGCTCATCTAAGACCACACATAACAGATAAGTGTCCTGTATGTCAACGAACAGGAACAGATATACATTCTACTGCTTCTCAAGGAACTCATAAGAAGAAAGACCCTTGGGTATTAGACCATTGTCATGATAAGAATGTATATAGAGGATGGATATGTAACCATTGTAACAATGGATTGTCTGGTTTTAAGGATAATGTAGAAAGTTTAGAAAGAGGAATTCTTTATCTAAAGGGATTGTTGCGGAACGACCCAAAGGAGATATTGCCTGATTTGTAAATTATTACCACTCTACGCGATGCTATTTCAATATAAATATGTAAGTGTCAATATGACACGCTCAATTCATAACCGAAAAGAGGACATTGTTATGAAATGGTACAAAATGATTACTGCAATCTTTTTGATTTCAGTAGTAAATGTAGGGTGTGCTTCAGCCTCTGGTGGTAATTACTATGAAGCCGTGCAAAGGGCAGCAGAAGCGAAAGCGAAAGTGTCTGAAGCACGATATCGAGCTCTCGCTCAAGTCGCATCTAGTGGTGATGGTCAGGCTGCATCCGCAGCTGTTATGGCAATCGCACTATCAAATGAAGACACAATCGTTCCACAGTATGTCGAATCTTCTGCTCTGAAATGGGCGCAAGTCTTGACACCAACTATCGGAACACTGGGGTTGGGTATCGTTCAAGCAAATGTTGCTAAGAACGCTGCTAACAAGGCTGCTGAAGTTCAAATGGCTTCTATGCAGGCAAACGCGGATATCCAATTAGGTCAACAAACTATGATTAGTAACATGGGTGGACAGTGGGCTGATGTTGCAGCTGCTGGCGGACAGGCAACAGTTGATGTTGCTCTCGCTGGATTTGGTGCATTAAATACCGCTGGTGACCAGACTGTTACACTTGGTCTCGCTGGGTTGAATACTGCTGATAGTATTGCTACAACTGGTTTTACTACAGTTGATAGTATTGCTACCACAGGATTGACTACTGTTGGTACTGTTTCTACAGTTGGTATGAATAATATACTCACTATGGGTCAGTATGGTATTGATGCAGCTGAAACTTTAGGTATTCAAGGTATGTTAGGTATTCATGAAACCAATGAAGATTGGTTAACTTATACCGCTAGTAGTGATACTAACTTTGCTCAGATTCTTGCAGATTTTAACGCGACAATCAAGCAATTTGGAACAGATTTGGGAACCCCCATCACATGTAACAATGACGGAAATGGAGTATTCAATTGCGAATAGTTACATAAAAGTTGTATAAATAATGGGGACGATAAGTCCCCTTTTTTAATTATGAGGTAAATTATGGTAAAAGAAATAAAGAAAGTATTGGAAGGTGCAGAATTTGTTATGAAGGACATGCCTGAAGAGTTGAAAGATTTGAAAGAACAAGTCGTAAATCCAAAATTAATGGATGATTTTGATAGTTTATATGATGAAGATATCGATGCCGAAACAGTTAAGGCACTATCACACGCATTAGAACTTGACTATGTTGAAAAGTGGAAAGTCTTTGCTCAAATGAAACTCCTAGAAAGAAATTTTGCTATCGCTGAACAAGCAAGGGTCGCCTTGCGTGAACAGTTGACAACTGCTAATGCCAATGTTCAAGTTCTTCTGAGGAACTATGAAGAGAAAAAGATTGGATTAGACCATGAGATACAGGAGAAGTTGAAGGTCAAAGAAGAACTCAAGGCAGTTCGCGCTGAGTTGAGGTCGCTCAAAAAATCTAAAGACTCTTCTGAAGCAAAAAGCGACAAAAATAAATCCGAGCCAAAAAACGCCTAGCTGGTTTTTTATAAATAGTGGAAAACACAATGTTTATGGAAGAAGTAATTAATGGTCGGATTTTTATCATATCTAAACGAAGATGCACAGGGTAAGAACCTACATCTTGAACACCTAGAAGACGAAATTCTTAATTTCGGGATAGGTGGTGCTCGTGGTGCAATCAACTTCCTACAGTCATTAAGAGATATGCTGTCGGGAAGTTCTCGTTCATCTGTAAACATGACAGTCAAGTGGGATGGCGCACCAGCTATATTTGCTGGTATAGACCCCAAAGATGGTAAATTCTTTGTTGCCAAGAAAGGTGTATTCAACAAGACACCACTATTATACAAGTCTACACAAGAGATAAACAAAGATAGTAAATTACCACAAGCACTAAAACCAGCCTTCACAATCGCGTTACAAGAATTCAGCAAACTCGGAATCAAGGGTGTATTACAGGGTGACCTAATGTTCACTTCTGGTTCACTTGAATCCGAGACCATTGATGGTGAAAGATACACCACATTCCAACCAAACACTATAGTCTATGCTGTTCCAAAGATGTCAGAACTGGAACAGAAAATCAAAGCGGCTAAAATTGGTGTGGTGTGGCATACTACATATACTGGTAATACACTGGAGAGTATGAAGGCATCTTTCGGTGTAAACATTAGTGGTCTCAGAAAATCAAAAAATGTCTGGATGGATGATGCTAGTTATAGAGATACTAGTGGAACTTCTACATTCACAAAATCAGAAACCGCCGCTGTAACCACGAAGTTATCACAATGTGGTAGGATATTCCAGAAAATAAATTCAGCACAATTGAGCAGTTTCTTAAAATTTCAAAATGGGTTTACGGGCAAAATGGTTGGCGCCAATATCAAAACCTATAACAATTCAAAAGTAAAAGTTGGTGCAAAGATATCAAATGTCGCTGGACATGTGTCTGGATATGCAAAATGGGTAGAAGACAAATTTGATTCAGAGATAAATAAGTTAAAGACGGAGAAATCTAAGAGTCAACTAGAAAAAAGGAAAACGGAAACCCTAAGAGAACTAAATCAGTATACTGCTCTTCTTACTAATGTTATCAATTTCCAGAACTCTATGGTAGAGGCGAAGATGATAATTGTTAGTAAATTAAATAGAGTAAAACAGTTAATGGATACTTTTGTTAGAACCAAACAGGGATTCAAGGTTACAAATCCAGAAGGATATGTTGCTATTGATAGGGTTTCTGGTAACGCGGTCAAACTAGTAGATAGAATGGAATTCAGTTATAATAATTTTACAGCAATAAAGGCGTGGGATAGATGAAAACATTAGTATATGCATTTGGTAGGATGAACCCACCCACGGCGGGACACGGAAAACTTATCCAGAAAGTAAAACAACTTGCTCAAAGAGAAAGGGCAGACCATCTTATTGTGGTTAGTCATAGTCAAGATAAACATAAGAACCCATTAACCCCACAGAAAAAAGTTGCTCACCTTAAAAGGATGTTTCCACAAACTAAATTTAAGGCATCTGATAGAGTCAACCCAAACTTTATAAAACAGTTAGGTTTAATTACAGGAAAGTACGATAAGGTTATTATGGTTGCTGGTTCAGATAGGGTTCAAGAATTCCAAAGAATACTGGATAGATACAACGGTAAAGATTTTAAATTTGATGAAATAGATGTTATCTCTGCTGGTGCAAGAGACCCAGACGCGGAAGGCGTAACTGGTATAAGTGCTAGTAAGATGAGATTATTTGTCAAGAACAATGATTTTAACTCATTCAAAAGAGGGTTGCCTGCTGGGTATAGTGGGTCTCAAGCTTTATTTAAAGATGTGAAAAAGGGAATGGAGTTAAAAGAGGAAACCTACAACACTTTTTCACAATTTTTAAGAGGATAAAATAATGTCAAAATTTTTAGAGGGATTACTACCCGAAAACGGATTGGAGTTTGATAAATTTTCTGCCCCCCACGGACATCCAGACAATGATTTCCCAAATGGAAAATGGGGTCTGTATGGTGAAAAGGTAAGTGGGCCAGGCATTGGAGCTCCAGAAGATTTACCAGATGAATACTATGAAGAAGTATCAGATAGAGAAGAACTTCTTGAACAACTAAAAGAGGATGAAGGAGTAAAATATGAAGTCTATCTTGACCACCTTGGGTATCCCACCTGTGGAATCGGCCATCTCATTAAAGAAGAGGACGAAGAAGCAGAATACGAAGTCGGAGATGAAGTCTCAGAAGAAAGAGTCATCGAACTCTTCAAACAAGATATCGGAATTGCCTGCCGAGACGCCGTTAATCTATACGGCTGGTCTGGATTTTGTGAGTGGCCAGAGGAAGTCCAAAATATCTGTATTAATATGATATTTAATATGGGTATGACTAGACTTGGTAAATTCAAAAACATGCATAAAGCATTAGAACAACAAAATTGGAAACAAGCTGCTATCGAAGGACGCGATAGTCGATGGTATAAACAAGTTACTAACAGGGCAGAGAGATTGATGTCCAAGTTGGAATCTATTTAACATAACAGGGAAGGATATGGAATGGCAGTATTGCTAGATTTGGCTATGACTTTTTGGATGTGGACAGTTTTAATAATTATACTTTTAGTTGGTTGGGTGATTGACAAATTAGATATGAGAGAGAAAACGGATTTGACATTTTCTATGAAGGAGATGCCTAATCTAAGACCGATTGTTATAGAAACAAAAGGTAAAGGATTTTGGAGGTCAGTGTTTCACTGGTTTTTATCTACTAGAAATTGGGAAGTAACCAAAGATTGGCACTACACAATAGATGATGTTGAGTATGTGATTCCGAAAGGATTCCAGTTTGATGGTGCTAGTATTCCTAAATTTTTGAGAACATTTTTCTCTCCAGTAGGTATAATGCTAGTCGGTGGTTTGGTTCATGATTATGGATATAAGTATGAAACCTTACTACTGAAAGGTAAAAAGGACACCATAGGAACGAAAGACCAAAAGTGGATGGATGAGGTTTTCAAAGATATTAATATCAATGTAAATGGGTTCTATCTATTCAATATACTTTCCTATTGGTCATTGCGACTGGCGGGATTTATTGCGTGGAATGGACACAGGAAAAGGAATCTCTCACCATTATAATTAAGGAGTGAAAATGGATGAGAAAACTCTCATAGAACATTATAAGAAAAAACTTTCAGAGTTAAATGAATTATTAGATTCTGGTATGTTAAGTTTTTCTGAGTACAATGAATTAGTAAAAGACTTTAAAGACATCAAAGCAATAGAGTCGGATATAGATGACATTAAGTTAAAAGTATTCGCTGGTGCGGTGGTTCAAAGTCTTGCGCCACAGATACAATCTTTATAAATAGTCATACTATGGAAAAGACCTTTGCAGACTTTGTAGACATACCTGAGCTTGAAGAGGGAGTTAATGACCCTGCTATCTTCAAAGCAGTTTTCCTTGCCGGCGGGCCTGGGTCTGGTAAGTCTTTCATGGTTGGACAAACAGGTCTAAATTCACTAGGTTTCAAGATAGTCAACTCTGACCAACAATTTGAAATCGCACTAAAAAACGCTGGTTTATCTATGAAAGCAGCGGACATATTTTCAACAAAAGGTCAATCTCTCAGAGACCGCGCTAAGTTTTTAACACAAAAAAGACAAGATAGTTATCTTGACGGAAGACTTGGATTAGTTATTGACGGTACTGGTAGAGAGTATGACAAAATATCAAAACAGAAAAAAGAACTAGAAAAACTAGGGTATGAAACTGCCATGATAATGGTTAATACAGACCTAGATACTGCTGTCAGTAGAGACAAACAAAGAACTAGAACATTGGGTGCAGATAAAATCAGTCCAATGTGGCAATCAGTACAAAAAAACATTGGTAGATTTTCAAACCTCTTCAAACAGAATTTTTTCATTGTAGACAATTCAGATGGTGCCGACTATAAAAAAGGTTCGTTGTCTGTATATAGAAGTATTATGTCTTGGTCAAAGAGACCACCACAACATAGACTTGCCAAGGCGTGGATTAAAGACCAGAAACAACAACGCAATATCAAAGAAGCAGAATTACCACCACATCTCAAGAGACATTTTGACAAGGACGGAAATGTTAAGAAAGGTTCTTGGAAATCTGGGGATTGGAAAGCGGATAAGAAACAACCAAAGATAAAGACTACAGTTAAGACTATCAAGGTGCCTGGCTATACAGTAGATGAAGATATAAAAGATATGGAAATGGGTGATGTCATCAAAGATTTCTATAAGAGTGATGCACCTCAATTCAAAGGCAAATCCAAAAAGAAACGCAGAGAGATGGCGATTGC